AATCTGCTGCTCTGGCGTATTTTGCATCTGAGGAAATTAAGCAAGCAGCTAGAGGCAGAACAAAGGCAGGCGCGGTTGCGCAAAGAGTCGCGGATGGCGTTAGCATTAAAAAATCAAGCAAGATCGGTGAGTTCAGTTATGGATTCGCCAGACAAAAGTTTTCAGGTGGTGCTACTACGCAAACCCTATGGGGTGGTGTTGAGTTTGGTTCAAATAAATTCAAACAGTTCCCTACATATTCTGGGCGGTCAGGTCGTGGATCTCGCGGATGGTTCATTTATCCAACCCTTCGCAGAATTCAGCCTGAATTGATTAACAAGTGGGAAGAAAGTTTTACTCGCATTATTAAGGAATGGGTCTAATGGCAACCGGTAATAGAACATTAAAGTTATCGATCCTTGCTGATGTTGATGACTTAAAAAAGAAGTTAGGCGAAGCTGATAAAGCCGTAGAAACTAACTCAAGCAAAATTGGTGAATTTGGAAAGAAAGCTGCTGCTGCTTTTGCGGTCGCTGCTGCTGCTGCCGTTGCTTATGCCGGCAAATTAGCCGTTGATGGGGTCAGGGCTGCGATAGAGGATGAGCAGGCACAGTTAAGGTTAGCCAATGCTTTAAGACAGGCTACAGGGGCTACTGATGCCCAAATAGCGGCAACTGAGGACATGATCCTTAAGACCTCTTTAGCCACAGGCGTTGCTGATGATAAATTGCGTCCAGCCATGCAGAGATTGGCAGTATCTACAAAATCAACTGAGGAAGCCCAAAAATTATTAACCCTTGCTTTAGATATTAGTGCAGCATCAGGTAAAGACTTAGAAACTGTTGCCAACGCTTTAGGTCGTGCTCAAGATGGTAATCAAGCAGCACTTGGCAGATTAGGACTTGGATTATCTAAAGCCGAACTTGCAACATTATCGTTCACAGAGGTTCAACAAAAACTTGCTAATCTTTATGGTGGCGCAGCAGCTACAAATGCTGAAACATTTCAAGGAAAGATTGATCGCTTAAAAGTAGGATTTGATGAGGCTAAGGAAAGTTTAGGCGTTGCTTTATTGCCGGCAGTTGAGCAATTTATTACATTCTTAAACGATCAAGGAATTCCAACTCTTAATGCTTTTATTGCAGGATTAACAGGTGATGAAGGATTAAGTGCATCACTAGATCAAACTCAAAAAGGTGCAGAATCATTTGGTAGAGCAATAGGAGTTGTATCTGGAATCATTTCAGGATTTATTACATTCTTAAGAGAAGCAATTGGCTTAGTTGTATCATTAGCAAATGAGTTAATTAGAGTGGTTAATATAATTCCTGGTGTTAATGTAGGATCAATTCCAAACCCTGCTCCATCAGCTGCTAGATCATCATTACCATCAGTTCCAAGCAGACCTAGTGGTGGTTATACTACAGGTCAAGGCGTTACAAATATAACTGTTAATGCAATCGATGGAGAAGGCGCTGCAAGAGCTGTTGCTAAGGTTGTTAATGATAGTGCTGCCAGATCAAATCCATACTTATCACGCGCAGCCGTTAAGCCATAACCATGAGTGTCTGGACACCAGATTGGAAATTGACTGTCGGTGGGGTTGATTATACTGACATAGCAATAAGCGACATTCAGCATCAATCTGGTCGTGATGATATTTACTCACAGCCAAATCCATCTTACATTCAAATAAGTTTAGTTGCCTTAAATGGTCAAACATTACCTTTTGACATTAATGACAGTTTAGATTTACAAGTCAAAAACAGCGCAGGAACTTATGTAAGCCTATTTGGTGGCGATATTACGGATGTAACTGTTGCGGTTGGTGCTACTGGATCAATAGCCACAGTTGTCGAATATACACTTATTGCGATGGGTTCACTTGCAAGAATAGCCAAAGAAATTTGGAATGATAACATTTCTCAAGATGAGGATGGCAACCAGATTTATGAAATTTTGTCTAGCGTATTGCTTGGAACTTGGAATGATGTGCCAGCAGCTTCTCAATGGGCAACTTACAACGCAACAGAAACTTGGGAGAATGCAGTCAATTTAGGACTTGGCGACATAGATCAACCTGGTCTTTACACAATGACTGCTCAATCAAATTTAACTGACACGATTTACAATGTCGTTGCAGATATTGCCAATTCTGCTTTTGGTTACATTTATGAGGATAATGCAGGAAACATAGGCTATGCCGATGCAGACCACAGGCAAAATTATCTGCTTACAAATGGTTATGTTGATTTAGATGCCGGTCATGCTTTAGGTGCTGGCCTTTCCACAGTTATGCGCTCAGGTGATGTTAGGAATGATATTTATATCAATTATGGCAATAATTTTAATTCACAGGAAACTGCCACAGATGCCGCTTCAATTGCCCTTTATGGCTACAAAGCCGAAACCATTAATTCAAGAATTCAAGGTTCAGTAGATGCTCAAGCAATTGCTGATCGTTATATTGCTCAGAGAGCTTATCCATTACCTAAGTTCCAATCAATCACTTTCCCAATAACTAACCCTGAAATTGACAACTCAGATCGAGATGCTTTATTAGGTGTCTTTATGGGGTTGCCAGTTTATTTAACTAATCTACCTAACCAAATATCAGGTGGAGAATTTGAAGGTTATGTTGAGGGCTGGTCATGGAGCACTCGGTTTAATGAGCTGTTTTTAACAATCAATGTTTCTCCAGTCGCATTTAGCCAAGTGGCGATGCGTTGGAATACCACGCCAATAACAGAGGCTTGGAACACAATAGACCCAAGTTTGACTTGGGAATACGCTACAATAGTCGCATGAGGATAGGATAAAATGGCAACCACTACCAATTATAGCTGGACAACACCAGATGACACCGCGTTAGTTAAAGACGGCGCAAGTGCTATTCGCACGCTTGGTTCATCTATTGATACGACAACCAAAGCGTTAAACCCATCAACAACTCTTGGCGATATTGAATATCGTTCATCTACTGCAAATACAAATACTCGTTTAGCATTAGGAACTGCGGGTCAAGTATTAACTGTAAATTCTGGTGCAACTGCTCCTGAGTGGGCTGCTCCTGTCGCTGGCGGAATGACATCTTTAGCAACTGGAACATTGAGCGGTACTGTGGTTTCTTTAACTGGTATCAGTGGTTCTTATATAGATCTTTATTTGGTTATAAGTAATCCTTATTTAATTAGTACCGCCTCTCTTTTAAGTTACAGATTTAATGGCCAAACGGCTGGATATAATTCAACTGGTTTGAGTACTTCAAATGGAACGGTACTTAATACTACTGGCGGTGCTTCAATGTTCCCTAGTATTAGTAAAAATTTACCAACCTCAACTAATAGCCACTCATCAACAGTTTATATTAGAAACTATACTTCTACTTCTCGAAAAACTATATTAATGACCTATGATGTAGGCAGTTCAAATGAAAGTATTACATCAATTGGTAATCTTTCGTCTGCTGGTGCATCTGCAATTACATCAATTGACATTAGAACTGAATTAGGAACTCCTAGTTTTGGTGGCGGCACTTATACATTATATGGGGTGAAATAATATGGCTAAATCAAATCGACCAATGATAAAAATTCACAATCTTGAAACCGACGAAGTAATTGACAGAGAAATGAATGATGACGAATTGGCTCAATTAGAAATTGATATTGCTTTTACAAAAGCACGACAAGCCGAAGTTGAGGCAAAACAAGCCGAAAAGCAATCTATTCTTAATCGCATTGGTTTAACTGCCGATGAACTTAAAACAATTCTTGGCTAATGAAGCCTTACCTCTCAAAAGCTGCTGATACTTTACGCGATCAAGTAAATGATACTTTCGTGGATCGCAGCAGGAAAGCTGATGGATGGATCGGTGATCTTAAGCATCAATCAAGGAAGTCCGACCATAACCCAAGACCATCAGGTGAAGTATGCGCGATCGATATTGACGCTGGCTTATCTGACGAACAAGGGATTAGTCATGCTTTGGCAGATCAACTTCGACTTACAGCAAAAAAAGATAAGCGTATATCTTACATAATCCATGCTGGTAAAATATGTTCAGGTAAATCGCTTTGGCGTTGGGTTAAGTATCGGGGCATTAATCCACATCATAAACACATACATGTAAGTTTTAAGCCAAATCAACCAGGTCATAAGTTCGACATCCCACTACTGAAAGGCAATTAATGAAACTATCTAAAAAACACAAAGCAGCAATTAAGTCATATTTGAGAGCTGTGGCAGCTAGTGGAATTACAGTTGCTTTAGCAATAGTGGCTGACATTCATCCAGCTTATGCAACTATGCTTGGTGCAATTGTTGCGCCTATTGCGAAGGCATTAGATCCAAAGTCCGGGAGTGAAGCAGATTATGGCCTTAGTGAAAAATGAGTCCAAACGAATTAGTCGCATTTGGTGTTGGCGTTATAAGTATCGCAACCGCTTTATTGCTGG